ACTAACAAACAATTAAAATTATTTAATTATATTAAATCATATATGAAGAAAAAACCTATCGCACCTTCTTACGAAGAAATGAAGGTTGCGGTGGGTTTAAAATCAAAGTCTGGAATTGGAGCAATATTACAACAACTAGAGGATAGAAAATGGATAAAAAAACTAAACGGAAAACATCGCAGTATCCAAATCAACCGATAACTTTATCTCCCGATCCCAATACAAATACTTTAATTAGTAAAATTATAGATCGAGACAAGGAAGGTATGGATAAGTTCGGTTTGACAATGCGGCAAGTTATGTTAAAAAATCCTATTGATTGTAAAAAATGGTTAAATGAAGCATTAGAAGAAGCAATAGATATTTCAAGATATTTAATAGAAGCAATCCTCTCATATCAAATTTTATTAGAAAAAAATAAAAAATTAGAAAAAGAAAATAAAGAATTAAAGGAATATAATAAAATGTTAATGGATCATCCATGAGTAAAAGTTTTTTAAAAATTTGGAACGGAGAGTGTAGCTTTCAAGCTATTGAAACTTTTGGTTCCTTAGACGCAGCTTCCAAGAAGATAGTGCCAAGTACAGCTGCGAAAATAAAGGTGTCTAATAATAGTATTAGATACCAACACAGTACCATAAAGGAGGTAAAGCCTGATGGCAATAACACACTATCAACACCTGGAAACAAAGATCCAGGAGAAAGAAAAGGAGAGAAAAAAGTTGAACGCTAAGATAACAAAACTTTTAAAAAATGAAGTGGTTAATCCAAGCATTGCTGCTCTCTCTAAACAAAGTCATTCAACTTTAATTGAAGTATTACAGTTGAAAGACGAACAATACATATATAACCAAACATAATTGGTTATTTATAATTATTCTTAAACTACTTAATTGTAGTATAACCCTTCCTACGCCTAAAGAAAGTTGTCTAATTGGCAATGTAATATCACATTAATTCACTATATTGACATCTTGGCAATATTAATTTAAAAGAAATTAAAAGGAGATGCTTAATGGAAAATAGCTTTAATAAACACCTAGGAAAAAAAATTAAATTTAAAAGATTGCAATTAGGTTTAACACAATCAAAAGTTGGAGAAGGAATTGGTTACACATTCCAACAAATTCAAAAATACGAAAAAGGAACTAATGGAGTTAGCTCAGAAAAATTATTAGATCTTGCTAATTTCTTTAAAGTTCCTGTTACTTATTTTTATGAGGGATATTCTAAATATGTAATACCTATCCCACCAACAACTATAACTATAAAGGAGGCGGTTAATGAAGTTTAAAATCTGTAAAGTTAAAAGAAAAACCAAATCAGTTTGGGTTGTTCAAGCTATGGATAATCAAGGCAAAAAGAAAAACTTACAAATATTTAATCTTAACCAAAAAAGACAAGCCTTTGCTTATGTTTTAGAATTGAAAAACGGAGATCCAGATTTGGTTATGCCACAAGAGGTTTCTTTTAAGCTTGCTTTTGAAGAATATAAGAAATCCGTATTAAAGGATAAATTTAAGGTAGAAGAGACTAAACTGCATATATGTGGCTATATAATCAACCATATCCAGCCGTACATAAGCAAAGATCTGTTATCCGACTACACCTACCACGATTTTAAAGAAAGCTACTTACCGCAGCTCCTAGCCTCAAAATGCACTAGAGTTCAGAACTTACCAGGTGGAATTAGTACAATAGTTAGAACCAATAAAACGATTGGTAAAAAGGTTGTTAAAGATACAGTTGCCAACTTTAAATTATTTGTAAAGTATTGCCTAGAAAGAAAATGGGTTATTGATCGAGGAATCTTAGATTGGAAATTTAATAAAAACTTTTTTCAAGGAGAAAATACAAAGAAAAAGTTTATGCCTAAGTATAAGGATATAGTTTTATTAGTAAATTCAGAAAAGGATTTATTAAATAGAGCTTTATTTCATACAGCTGCTGAAACAGGTTGTAGGTTAAATGAATTGTTAGGTTTAACTTATTCTGATCCTGATTTTAAAAGTAATCCACCGACTATTAGCTTTAACCACACTATTGATAAATGGAATGGCTTTAGAGAAAACTTTTTAAAAACTGCTAGTTCTAAAAGAAGAGTTGAAATAAGCAAACAATTAGTTTTAATTTTAAAAGCTTGGATGAAAGATCAAACAATGCCTACGAGAGCTGGTCAATATAGAATGATATTTGGCAAAGTATCTAAGAAGATGGCTAAAAGAAAAGTTCAAAAAGCTGCTGATAAACTAGGGATTAAATGGGAAGGTGGAATATCACCTTTTAGAAAGTTTAGTTATTCTTATCTAAAGGATACTAAAGCTCTTCCAAAGGATCAGCTATTAAGAAGATTAGGCTGGACTAACTCTGATACTCCTGACAGGTGGTATTACAGGGATATAGATCATAATAAAGACAAAAGATCTAAAGCAATCAATAATCTTTTATCGTAAGTGGCTTCAGTAATGAGCTATCTTTTATTTAAGCTCACTTTAGAAATGAACCATTTTGTTACTTTTGAAAAGGATCATATTGTTCAAAAAAAATACAAAATATATTTAGAAGAATGTAAAAAAAAAGCGGGGATTAAAAAATCCCCGCTTAATACTTCTAGTTCATCCGGTACCTCCTATCCATAAGCAAGGTACGGCTCACTAATTTATCTAATAGAAAGCTATTTAAGTGTTGCATTATATATATTAGATACCCGTAAAATTTCTTTTTTAAAGTTTTTTACAATATTTATTTTAGTCTCTGTTTTGGTCTCTGTTTGTTAAATTAATTAACAATACCAATGGTTGTCGATAGTATTTGAACCTATAGACTACAACCCCAATTAAGTTAATGTTTACAACAATTCTACTTAAAATAGAAACAAAAAAGTTGCCAAAAATCCATATAAATAAACATTGATTTATAAGTGATATATCAGATTGATTTATCGTATAGTCTCTGTTTAGTCTCTGTTTTTTATAAGTTTCGGAGCGTAGCGCAGTCTGGTCAGCGCATCTGGTTTGGGACCAGAGGGTCGTTGGTTCGAATCCAACCGCTCCGACCATTAAAACATAGCTTGCTCTATTTCGTTTTCTATTACTTTTAAATTTTGTTCTCTCAGCTCATCATCTTTTTTCATACATTCATAATGAGCAAATTTAGGTTCTCCCACATGAAAAGCTACAAAGCTCTCGGTATTAACCATATCCTTTTTGCAATACCTACAGGGTCCAATATTAAGAACTGTTTGAGTTAGCTTCCTCCAAGTTTTCTTAACCATTACTGTAAAGGATTTGAGGCTTTAGCTTTCATTTCCTTAATCATAAGATTAAGTAATTCGACTTCCGTTTTTAATACTGCAATATTTTTATTATTTTCACCAATGTTTGCAGCAAGCGGTGTAAGATCTGGTGCTGTCTGTTCAGATAAAGTATTTAATTGTGTTTGCATTTCTCCAAACTTTGCAAAGCCACCACCGATTGCAACTACAGCTGCTATCAATGCAGCTATACCAGCTAATTGATCTTTAAGTTTACCCATTTTTTAACTCCTTTAATTTTAAGATGAGTCTTTGTTTTTCGTAATTAATATCTTGTAAAATTTTGTTTTTAATAAACAAAGGATCGTTTTCCATATAGCTTACAAGACTTACTCCATTATAGATCTTTCGATTGTCTATAATAAAATTTTGATTTAAGTAAATATCTTTAGTTTTATAAAACACTTGGTTAAGATAAGCAGAAAGATTATTCTCTCCGGCTATAGCGTCTAATAAAATAATATTTTTTACTTCAAGGTTTTTGGCAGTATCTTTAACCACAGCATCTACCTTGTCCATAGCAGCATCTAACTTAGAAACTTTAGTATTCTTAGTTTTAGTCTTAGTAGATACTATCTTCTTTTCTTGTTTTTCTTCTTGTTTTTCTGATTTTTTTTCTTCTTGTTTTTCTTCTTTTTCATTTGCTTTTTCCTCCTTAGCAGTTGATTGTATTATTTGTTTAGCAATAGCTTGGGGTTTTTTTTCTTCTTTAACTTTCTTAGTTTGAACCACAGCTGTTGGTGTATTAGTAGGTGTTGATGTTGGCTTTGATGTTATCTGAGCTTTAACTACTTTAGCTCCAGTTTTCTTTTCAAACTTTTTAATGGCTGCTGTAACTTGAACCACCTTAGTTTTACTAGGCAAAGGTGTTGTTGCTATTGTTTGTACCTTAGTTGCTAAAGTTTGAGTTTCTTCTTTTATCTCAACACTTATTGCTTCTTCAATTTCAGTAGCATTAATAACACTACTAACCTCATTTAAAGCTGTTTGTGTTTCTACTTCTAAAACTACATTCTCATAAGTCATTGTTAAAGAAGCACCAAGTAGATTGGGTCCACCAAGATTACCTGGATTAGCATTGTTATCTATCCCTGTCCAAGTCCAATCAAAAGAATTAGAGCCTGTTCCTGTATAGATAACTTGGTCAGTATATTTATGAGCATTAGAATAATAATGGCTATCAGTATTTCTTATCTGATCTACTGATGCTAAAGTATTTCCATTCGTATCTAATATCTTTACTGTTGTTTTAAAAGTATCTCTTGCACCAGCTCTATCTCCACACTCATTAGAAGATCCATCCCATTCACAGTTTTGAACAATACTCGTACTATCTAAAGTAATTCCATTGTTTAATTTATCTTGAGTAGTCGTGTCAGAGTTAGTTGTAATATTTAATAAAGAGCCTGTCGCTTTAACTGTACCTGTTCCCGTTGTTTCAATTTCATTAGAAAAACAAGTTGCTCCATTTACTGTAAATTCTGAACAGCTTGAGGCAACATTAGGTATATTATTATCTACGCTCTGAGCTGATGACGCATTGTCTCCAGCATTAGGAAGTAAATTACCTGTCGTTATCTCTTCTGCTGAAGTTGTAAGGGTTAACATCATCAGCAAAAGTATTAATAGCATATACCGCATAAACCATTACTCCTGTAAATAAAAGAAACCAAATCATTTTAATTTCTCTATTTTAATTTTGTTTTTGTTTTTTTTTTCAAGTGCTACATACTTTTTATAAGTAGGCATTTCGTAGTCGTATTTGTTAACTAATAAGTTGTAAGCTTTTTCTCCTATTTCTCCATCTACGGGACAATAAGTTTTTGCCATAAACATAGCTTCAAAAATTCTTTCATCACTACATAACAAACTGATTGCAGCAACCTTCATTCCCATACCACTTAATGTTTTTGATAAAGCAATTAATTCGCAAGTTTTATCTTGATAAGATTTACCACCTGACACTCCAATAGAAAAAGTCTGTACTCCACCCGATAAAGCAATAGCACAATTATTAGAAGTATTTACTCCTGGTGATGCTGAAGTTGGTGGTGCAGATCTTATATTAGAATTACTTGTAGAATTTGTTGTTGAGCTAGATGATGATCCACTTTCATAAGTTGTAGATCCCCCTGTGTAATTTCCTTCAATAGCAGTATTGCTTCCACTAACATTAGATTGCGTTGAGCCAGCGTACACCGATGTTGTAAGTAATAAAAACAATATAATTAATTTTTTCATTCTCCCTCATAATTATTCTAAAATAATTTTCTTAATGGATTTAGTTCCATCAATATTAGTTTCTAATTCTGCTTTAGTTTTAATACACTTGTATTCTATGTTTTCATTTATCTGTCTCGAAGCTTCTCGCTTATGCTTTAAGCAGACACTCATTGAGTCTTGAATACGATGCTCTTTAATCTCATGATCTACAAACATTAAAAGTGCAATTACAATTTCCATTTAATGCGATCCATTTGCTCTAACTTTATCTTTTAATTCTTCAATATCAGTAAGAGCTTTTGATAATTGTTTTTGTACAAATTCTATATTAACTTTGTTGTGCATCATATCTTCAATTCTAATTTCAATTTTCTCCACGGATTTATATAACTCTTCCAGAAGCATAAATTGTTCCTGGTCCACAGGCTTTTGATGAGATTTTTTTAATAAATCAGCATTAAACAATTCTCTTGAAGTTTCTAAGCTAGTAAGTCTAGTAGTAATTTCTGTATAAGCAAAGATACCCATAGCTACTGCTGCTAATAAAGCTATAAGATTTCTTACAGGCAAGCTTATATTTGTATTATCGTTTATCTTCATCTGCCTTGACCCCTATACTTACTTCTTGACGGGACACGCTTTGAATAACTTTTAGCGTGTCTGCCTCTTCTTTTTTTTCTTGTTTTTTTTACATAATTTGAAACACCGAATAATGGTCTTTTTTTTGCCATTAAAATAAAACTTTTTTAATCTTATCTATAAAGCTAGGCTTTACCTCTTGATGGTGTTCACATCTTTTATATTTAGCACTAATCTGTTTGTGATCTAAATTCTTTTCTTCTTCTGTTTTCTTACTTCTTGAATCTATTTTATTGGGTCTAAACTTATCGACCAATACATAACGATACACATAGTTATCACATCTCACACCTTCAAATTGAAAGTGTAATGTTTCTGGAGCATCATCGTATTGTGAACCAAAGCAATTAGGATCAAAATCTGATTTAGTTATTGGCATTATTTTTTCTTCCTGTTCATTAGTTTGTCAGAAACTTTAGAACCAAAGCTGGCAGTAAAAACAATAATAACCAAGTACCATACGCTATCTGGTAAATCGTTTATTATACCTACCCATTCTCTAAAGTTTTCTCTTGTAGCTGGGAACCAGCCAGTAGTAAGCATTCCAATTAACCAGAACATTAACACTTCATCTTTTATCGTGTTGTTCTGACTTTTAATTCTAGTTATATCGACATCCTTAGCTGCCTCTATTTCAGCAGCTCTTATTACTTTTTGCTTTTCAGCTTTATGTTTAAAGTGATCTGTTGCTTTATTAATAACCATTTTAGTTAATGGGTTATTAAATATTTTTAATAAGTGGATCATAAAATACTACTAGCCATTTCTGATGCAACCTCTTCACAACGACCAGGCGTTTGCTTATGCCAAGCCGAATCTAAAATTTGTGCTGACGCTTCTTGTGCATCTCCATCTCTTAAAGCTTGCCACATCTTTTTAAATTTAGCAGTACGGGGTCCACCGAGCTGATAAGTCATTTGAATTATGCAGCACTTTTGAATGAAGTTTAAATTAATATCTCCTATAAGTTTCTCAGCAGCCGATACAGCAATGTTAAAATCTTTAGTGAAATATTCCTCAGCAACTTCAATAGGATAATGCTTACCTTCAACAAGATCATCATCGGGTAGTACCATGTGACCATAACCAAAAGTAGGAATGGAACGGCTATCAAGGTAGATATGATCTCTGTACCCTTCGTGTTTTCGAATTTTAAGTTCAAGTTCTTTGTAGTCTGACATTTTATCTCCTCAAGTTTTCTTTGGGTTAAAATTAAGTATTTTAACACCTAGTTTTTTTTGTTCCTTAGTTCTTCCTCTTGCAATCTTCCAACCATTGCTGCGAAAGTTTTGTGTCTTAACATCATAAGTTTTAATCTCCTTAGTCTTAGTGTTGAGAGTTAGAATATCTATGGGTCCATTACCGCCAACAGGAACAAAGACAATTAAGTCTGGATTCTTGGCAAACTTAGCCTGTGCTAATAGTTCATTACTTAAACCAACAGATGCGGTTTTTCTATTTCGTGAAGAAGTAAAAGACCGAGCCAAGCAAACCTCCAAGTAATATTATTATTGCAGCAGCACCCTTACCCCTATTCATATCAGCTTTTAAATCTTTAACATCTTTACGCATTTCATCTAAAACTTTAAAAATAGTTTTCATACGCTCTTGACATACCTTTTCGTGATATGAAATTTTTATTGCATTAGTGTTTTCAGATATTGTTTTTTTTCTTTTAAGTTTCATTTAAGTATTCACATCGAAACCTAATAAAAATTTGATGTTTATTAGTTTCTAACTTTCCTATTTCTTTTTGTTTTTTTAATGCTTCATCATATCCAGCATTTAAACAATCGTAATAATTATTGTATAGATTTGGCATTTGATGTGGAGCAAGGCATTCTTGCTGAATAGCACTACACATAATCATAACGAGTAGCACTTTCATAGTCTTACCCTTTGTTGTTAATGTTTATATAAATTACTTAAATGGTGGTCCACTAAACCACATTACTAAAGATTTACGATTTCCTTTAGTTACTGGTTTAACTCTATGTCTAATAAAACTTGCAAAGAATACGGCATGACCCTGTTTCATTTTTGCTTTAGGTGTTTCAGATTCACCAATTAATTCTAATTCTCCACCTTCAAATTCAGAAGGATCAGAAAGTAAACAAGTCATAGACATTTTTCTAACTGTAGGTTGTGTAGTCATATTGACTTCACTATCTGTATGCCAATCATAAAAAGCGCCAGTTGGATATTCTGTGTACTGCGCTCTCTCTCCTATTTGTATGCCTTCAAAACCAAAATGATTAATATTAATATTTTTAACCCATCTATCAACTAGAGTATACATAGGATCAGTTTCTTTATGATCTAAAGGTAACCATGAAACAGTAGTAATTCTTCTTTTAGAATCATTTACTCCAGATGTTTCTGTTTTTCCATCTTTTGTTTTATTGCTTCCAACTTTTGCATCTTCTTGTTTAATTGATTGACCAACTCTAATAATATGTTCGCATTGTTCTTTAGTAAATAAAGGAGCATTAGATTCAACAATGTAAGATTTCCATTTAGGCTCTAACCATATAGGCATTATACATTACTCCATAATTCTTTCATAGCTTGATTAGTTTTTTGAATACCTAATGTTTTTCTGCCATCGTATGTAAAAGCTTTATATCTTCCGTTTGCTCTGATGTAGTGTATAAAAATTTGCATACCTTTTTCTCCATCATACGGATCTCTCCAATGTTGATACTGGCATCCCTCATAAACTGCACCATCACCAGCTTTGATAGTTATTGAAGTAGGTTGAGCATTAGGATCAACCACCTTACCTCTTTCTTCAATTAATTTATGAAACCACAATTTCCAATTATCAGTTCCAAAAATACTAAAGCTAACTGATATTTCGCATGGTGGTCTGTCAACATGCCTTTTTAATTCAGAGCCTTTATAATACATTCTTGAATAGCTATAAGTTGGTATTAACTTTTCTCCAACAGCTTCTTCAATAATAGGCTGTTTTATTTTTAAAAATGTTTCACTTAAAATATCTGAATATTCAGCAACAGCATTTTTTTCTTGACCACAAGGTTTTAAAGATTGTTCTTTTATCTTCCAATATTCAATAGCTAAATTAAGCTCATTAGATGATAAAAAATTATTTAACGATTTTATCATCAACTACTGGATTTTTTTGAAGATTTTTATATTCTTTTGTTTGTTTAAGAGCTTCATATTCTTTAATGTCAGGTAATCTTCCTTCTTTGTTTAATCGTGTAGCTGTTATAATTTGAGAAGCTATATTCTTTGCTCCATCACCATCTTTTGCGTCAGTAAAATATTTCCAGGTTTGAAGTAATCTTTTTGGTAAAGATTCTTTTTGATGAGTAGCAACATTTTGTTTGTCAAAGTTAGGATCTTCTTTAACTAATTCTGATTTTAAATGAGACCATAATTTTAACTCTCTCATTCTATCTTTAGCTGTAAGTTCTAAATGTGCTTTACAATAAAGTCGTTCATCTAAATCTACTTGTTTAAGTTCTCTTTCTAAAGGATCTTTTTCTTCTGCAATTTCTTTTTCAAGTTTTTGAATACACACTGCATTTTTTCTATAATCGAATGAAAGAACTATTAATTGTTCAAACATAACATTCTGTTCTCTAACAGATTGCCAATATTTAGAAGCTGGTGTTGGGTGTTTAAGATCGTTTAATACAGAAACCCTCATTTCAGTTTCAGTTCTAAACATTTGATTTTTAAACCAAGTGTCTTGTAGTTCAAGACGCATAGCTTTAAAATCTTTTACCTCATCCTCGCTTAATATATTTAATAATTGATCATCTTTAGGTATTAACGGATTTATTTTTTTTGACATAAAATTTGATATAATTTACGGAAGCGTTATTGAAGCGGGTCTTGTTTTTGGTGGTTCTTTTCTAAAATCATCATCTTCTAAAGCATCCCAAGCAGATTGCAAAGATGCAACAGCAGTATTCACTAGAGTTTGAGCTTCTGATTTTGTTTTAGAAACCCCATGAACTTTTGTAATCCAAGCTGTTCCTGTTGCATTATCATTAACAACCCAAACATTACCTGGATAACCTCTAGCATTTAAAGGTTCTGCGTTTTCTTGTTCAGCATGAGTAACAAAATTTTTTCCTGTATTATTTGAAGTACAATATAAATTTGCCATAATATTTCCTTTCTAAATTAACCACCGAATGTTGTTGGTGAACTAAGAGCAGCTAAGGCTTCTCCTTGATAAACTGCTTGCATACTTGAAGGATATGGTGGTGAACCACCTCCAGATGTAATGCCTCTTGCATTTCCACCTCCTGTATTTCCACCACTTCTGTGACCTTGATCACTTGATGAACTGCCATAAGTCGGTGCCGTATGTAATGCTACATCTGTTGACCAACTACTTCCGTTGTATAATTCTGTTGTGTTATATGGAGAAGCACCACCAATAGCTAAAACACCTGAGCCACCTGCTGAAGTATCTGTAGTTCCCATTCGAGAACCCTCATTTCTTGTAACATTTAAAGATCCACCACTTGACCAACTGCTTCCATCCCATTCGATTGAATTGTTTGAATATCCTGGTCCACCTCCAAAAGCTAAAATATTCGTAGCTGGTCCAGCACTATTAACATGCTGGTTTGTTGAAATAGGTGTAGTGGTTCCAGCTGACCATGATGAACCATTATAAGTTTGCATTTGGTTAGATGGTGATGGTGAAGTCCAGCCATTAATAGTATATCCCGAAGATTGAGTTCCTCCATGACCAGCTTGTTGATCCCAACTTGAACCATGATAATTTAAAGTTGCTGATGATCCCCAAGATGAGCCATCCCATTCTTGAGAAATAGTTGTTCCAGTATAAGATGGGTGAATAGGTGAACCTGGTCCAGCAGGGTTACCATGACCACCACCTGATAATTTTGCACTATCTGATCCCATTACAAAACAACCTGAACAGTGATAAGGATGATCGGTTTCTGTAGTCCAAGATGAGCCGTCCCAATGCAAATGGTCATCACCTCTTGCTCCGTTATCGCCACCACCTTTTGGGTGACCGCCATAACCACATAAGAGTGTATAATCATTATATCCTGGTCCATTTGCTGCCCAGCTAGTTGCACCCCAAGGGGATGCTGTTCCAGCAGACCAAGCAGCAGCACCTAAAAGATATGCTTTTAATTTTTTTTCATCTGTTCTTATCCATACATCTCCTAATTCAAGAGTTGCAGTAGGTGGATCTGAAGTAACGGCTGGAACACCAGCTGATTCAGCTCCAACTAAACCAGAAGCTCTACCTGTATTTTTTTTAATTATACCTGTCATAATTTTTAATTTCCTTATCTTGTTTGATCTAAATAACTTACAACTATATCAACATTTGCTGATGATGCAGTTGCTGCACATAAGTGATCTTCATCTTCTAAAACTAATCTGTCATTAAATACAAATGTTTCATTAGCACCAAGAGTTTGATCAGAGAGGATTTCATAATCCGTTCCACCTCCGCCATCGTCTAGGTATAGATCAAATGTTTCAGCAGCACCAGCTGTTTCACAAACTGTAATTGAAAGAATAGTGTATGTATGACCATTCACTCCGTTCAATAAAACACTTTCAGAGTTTGTAACTCCTGCTGTATGTGATACTTTTAATACTTCACTTGCCATATTTTTCTCCTATTGTTAAAATCCAAATACCAAAGCTTTACCTGTGCTTGTTATATTTGGATGTTGACTTTGATTTAATGAAACAGCACCAGATGCTACAGTAAAATCTTGCGTAGCAAAGCTCGCTACTCCTTTATTACTTGTTGAGGCATCTTCACCAGAAATAGTTAAAGTATCTGTTGCTGATACGGCAGCATCAATACCTTCACCAGCTGTAACAGTTAGCGTATTACCATCTGCAATAGTTTGAGTTGTAGATCCATCGGAAACAACCCAGTTAGACATTGACCCAGAACCATCACTACCAGATTGAACAAATTGAACTCCAACTCCGTCTCCATCTGAAAATGATCCATTTGAAACTACATGAGCTACTGGAATTTTTGTATATCCAGAAGCATCAGTTACAGTTCCATTAACTTTAAAAATTGCATAAGTAGAATTTGCTCCTTCTTTTGCAACATGAACAAAGCCTTTTGCTGTTGTATTTGTAACATCATCCCAGCTTTGAACGAAACCAGATATATCGGCTCCCGCATCGTCAACATCATCCACATACAAAACACTAGCACTTGCTATCGTTGCATTGTTCCAAGCTATTTTTCCAGCTCCATTATCTGCATCGGATGTTGAATTATCCCAAGTCATTCCAAGACCAGCAGTACCAGCCGTTGAACCAGTTGCTCCTGTGTCTCCTTTTAATCCTGTTCTTGTAAAATGAACTGATAACTCGTCATCAGCAGAAAAAGTATTATTAGACGCTAAGTGAGTAACAGCTAATTTATTATATCCGCTTGCATCAGTTGTAGTTCCGCTTATAGAAAATCTTGCGTATGTTGATCTGTCATTAATATCAACAATATGTAAATATCCTTTTATTGTTGAAGTTGAGTCATCCCAAGTTAAAACATCTGTGGATGTACTTGCGCTATTAGCATCTGCGTCATCTATATAAATCGCAGTTGCTGAGGCATAAGTTCCATTATTAAATCTTAAATATCCACCGCCTGGATCACTATCGCTAGTAGATGTCGCAAATTTATAAAAATAACCTGGTATTGCGCCATCTTCACCAGATGGAACAAAAGATATAAATACCTTATCTGCGTCTGCTAAACTTCCAGCACCATCAATATAAGTTAAAGCTAACTTGGTATAGCCAGAGGCATCAGTAACAGCTCCAGAAATTTTAAAGGTATGCCAAACAGTTAATGAATTAGATTTAGTAACTCTTAATCTTCCTCTGTTAGTCGCATTACCCGTTACATCGTCAAAGGATTGCACCCATGCGGAAATATCTGTACCATTTGTATCTTCATCATCTACATAAGCTTCTGTAGCTGAGGCAAGACTTGAATTGTTAAAACGAATTTTACCATCTCCAGGGTCTGCATCGCTAGTAGTTGTTGAATAAGTTAATTGTGCATTATCTCCACCAGCGGGTAAGAAATCTGCAATCGTTGTTAAATTACCATCGCTGTCAAATCCTAAAGCTTTTGATGCTCTGTCTGTTGCACTTTCTGTAAATTCAGATGTAGTAATGGTATTGGTTCTTGAAACTTTAAATGATCTATCTAATTCTTCTTGCAGCTCTTGTGTCTGCATATTAAGTTTATCTAAAGCATCTTCATGCGTTTCAGCTGGGAAAGGGTCATTAGCCACATAATCAGTCTCTTGTGTTAAAGCTGTGTTTCTTCTAATAACTAAAGTCGTTCCACTTGCCGGAGCTGTAACCATAGTAATCGTTCCACCACTAGCTCCGTTATCAGAAATACCATAATTAGTAGATCCTGTTCCTTCAGATTTAACTGTTTCAGCGCCTGTAGCCGATCTTTCAATTACTGTTATTTCAGAAGTTGAATTAATAGGAAAAGTGTAAGCAAACTCTGTTGTTGAACCATTACCGCTATAACTATTTTTAATTGTTGTTGTTGTTACTGTCATAATATTGATTATTGGATTTTTGTAGGCGTGATATACCCACTATATTTTTTCTCTTAAATTAATTTGTCAATTCTGTCTATCATTATTTATGGCTTTAAATAATAAGTTTGACCCCTCTTTTCTTCATGCCTTCCTTCCATTCTTGAAAAGAAACCTGGGTCTAAAAATTCTTTGATTTGGTAGCCTATTAAGAAATCATAGGCAGCTTTAGAGTAATACATATTTAAAAAAGGTACATTTCCCTCTGCAAATTGAACCAATTTTTTACCAGCTTTTGCTGGTTTATTAACATTAAAGACAACATCTAATAATTTCATAGCATCTTGATATGTTGGTCCAGCAATAGTTTCTGCCATAGAGCCACCATACTCATTTTCTAGTTCTTGATATAAGAAATCCCCATAAATACCCAATCCTCCACCTTGAGCTAAAGCGTTCATTAAAACATTTCCTTTAGTTGGGTCTCTTGGAGATCTGCCTCGTAACATATCTTTAACAGATAAAGCAATATAACCAAATATTGCAGATAATAATAACATTGATGTTAAACCTGTAATTCTTGCTAAATTGCCTTCTTCTGGTCCATAAGACTTCATTTCTCTGCCAATAATTTTTTTCCAAATTGATATAGGAAACGCTTTAAATTGACCCATAAATCTTAAAGCCTCTCCTGGAATAGTTCCTTTTTCTTGACCCTGATGCATAATAGATCGAACTGCTGCATCGGGTTCTGGAGTTGCGTGCATAGCTTGATCTACTAAAACATTTCTCCAAGTCATTTCAAAATCTTTTTTCCAGTTTCTTAATTCTCTTTGACTTAATTTTTTACCTAAATAATTATTAATAGCGTCATCTGGTATTTCCATTGCATCTTCTGCTGTTATATATCTACTGCCATTTTCATCGAGAGTTTTTATTGAACGAAGCATATCCCATTTTCCTTCATCAAAACCATAAAGTTTTAAAAGATTTCTTTCTCTAATTTTTAAGTCTAACCATTTGCTATCAGCTAACATTCCATAAGATCTTGCTAAACCAACTGTCATTCCAGTTTTTAAACTTGAAACCCATCGGTTCAAACTATTAAATTTAAAAAAAGCATTTTGTAGTTTTCCCATTGTTCCCCAAGTGTCTCCAGCTGAACCATATTTATTACCCATAAAAGAATGAATAGAATTACTGGTTACTTGTAAAACTTCCATTGCTCGTTTGTCTCCTGTTTTAAATAAACCACCTAATGCTTCAAACAATCCTGTTAAAAAACCTCTACCTTGAAAATTTGTTGTACTCATATATTGACCCAAATCAGCAATAGAGGTTGGTGCAGCAAATCCTAATTTACCCATGGATTGTAAAGCTCTAACTGTCATTGAAATTTTTGCTCCAATTTCATTTCCAATACCATTAATAGACCCATCTATTTCAGCAAATTCTTTTTTAAAATTTTTAAAAGTTAATTTTTTAGTAAATTGTGGATCAGAAGATTTATATTCTTTTCTTAATAATGCTAAAACTTTTTCAAAAGTTTCTTTAGGATTTGTTCCAAGTTCTTGCATTAAAGCAATGTTTCTAGCACTATTGCTTAATACACTCATTACGCTTTCTTTTAATGATGGTTCTCCAAAAGCTAAATCGTATTCGTGTCTAGCTGTTGCATCTTTAAAATGTAAAACTCTTGATGCGTTTAATCTATTTGTAACATTTCGAGTTCCATAAATGCTGTTAGTTCCACCATGTTTAAGGTGATCGTTAGACAATAAACTATTATAAATACCATCTAATATTTCATCTATTTTTGAGCCATCCATTACACCTGGAAAAGTTCGCTCAAGATCTAACCTTGGCTTGATATACTCTCTCCAAGCAAACCTATTGTCTCCAACTATTTTAGATCGTTTGCTAGCATTACCCATTTTTTCAGTATTGTGCATTGTTCTAGTAATCCAATCTCTTAACTCACCAATGTTTGCTCCTAAATCATTAAGTTGTATTCTCCATTTTTCTTGAGCTTCTTGTAACAATTTTGCGATTGCAACAACATTTTCATTTAAAACTGTTTCACCAGCCATTGCTTGTTTTAATTCTAAATCAAATATTCCTTCAGAAAAATCTTTCCATGCTGTATCTGATATTTTATTTATTTTTTGATACATTTCTGTTATATAAACTACTTCTGCTGTATCTTGTTTTGAACCAATAGAGTTCCTAGCAATAGTAGAAAATTCTTGAATACCTACTAAAATACCTCTAATACCCTTTACAGCATTAATTTTACCTTGAGATAAAGCAACAGCATCCTTTACTTTTTGAAACATATCTAAAGCTTTAATGTTGTTATCTGCTGCATTTCTTTTTTTAAGAGCTTGTTCGTATTCAAATTGATTTATAACTTCTTCTGCTAATAAACTGTCTGTTTTTTCTTGAGCTTTATCAAATTTTGATTGATTATTTTTTATTTTTATATCATCTAAAATTTTATTAATTTGTTCATCAGGTAATAAATCTCCACTTAATCTTTTTACTTCTTGAAAGCATCTAGATATTTTTTTTATATCTGCCATTAACTACCTCTTTTTTTTACACAGTTTGATGCTGCTCTAATTGCATCTCTAATTTTATTTTTATTTTTAATATTATTATCTATTTTTGCTATCTCTGCTCTGTCTGCAATAATATTACTATCTTTTGCTAAATCTTCGTCTTTAACATCTAATTGTTTTTGATGGAACTTTTCTCTTTCTACTAAAGTTTGAGCTTCATTTTCAATTTCAGCTGTATTCTTGTCGTTTCTCTTAATATCTTCTTCAGTTATTTTTCCTTGTTCGTCTCTTAATTTAAGTTGTGCTTGATTTCTTTCTAATGCTTGCTCGGCTGCTTTTTGTTTAGCCTCAAAGATTTGTCTTTCAGTTTTTTGTAAATTTCTTAAATTTAATAAATAAGTTTTAGCAGATTTTCTATCTCCTTTTTTGATAGCCTCTGCATATAAAGTTTTATATTCTGCAATTTGATCGTCTAATTGATTTAATTGTTTATCACCTATTCTAGTTTTATTAACAATAACATCTCCTGTATCAACTTTTTCTCCTCTTAAAACTTTTCCTACTGAATGTCTTAATAAAGCTTGTTGATGATCTGGAGAAACTGCTGCTAATCTTTGATAGATATTTGGCTTGCCTTGAACTTTAGCAAGATAATCTCCTATTCTTCCAAAACCAGCGTGAAAAGTAGAACCAATAATACCTCCCGCTGCTATGTTAATAAAAGCATCGTATTGATCGTAGTCAGATTGTTGAGATCTGTGTACTCCATACACAATCGGTTCAACAGCTGTATTACCTACTAAACCTTCAACAAAACCTTTTTTCATTCTAGCAACATTTTTACCAGAACGAGCTACCATTGAAGCAAACTTACCTTGACCAATTACAGGAATAAAAGAAGCTACTATATTTATTGGATCTACAAAGCTAGTTGCTAACGATGTTAAAAAAAAAGAACCTTTAGCAAAAACATTTTGGGGTCCACGCTGAATAATGCTAGCTCTTTCTCTTTCTAATTCTTTTCTTTTAACTAAATAATCAACAACTGCTTTTCTAGTATCTTCTTTAAAATTTAAACCAATATTTCCGTATTCCTTGTTTAAATCATCTCTATTTAAAAGAGTGTTGTCTTGATTGTAAGCTGATAACTCTTCACCTTTTCTCCATAAAGAATAAGTAGGATTATAGTTCCAAGTATTAATAATATTTGCTTTTTGTGCCTCAAAAAAACCAGTATTTAAACTTCCAAAAGTTGATTGCACTTCTTGTTTTGATTTTTCAAATTGACCCAATCCAACATTATACATATTAACCCGCTAGACCTCCATCTACATCATCTGTTCCAAATACATCGTATGTGTCTATAACTTGTAAAGGTAATTCAGTTCCTGGCTCTACATATTCTGTGCTTTTAATATTTTGATCTTGACCCACTTGATCTGTAAAATAAAATTCTATTTTTTGACCCTTATTATTTGCTATAGGTACTGGTCCATCAGCAGTTTTAAAATACAAAACTAAACCAGTTGATTTATTATTTAATAACCAAACTGAATTGTTTTTAATAACAGACTTCATTTTAATATTAATATCTTTTTTAGATAATTTAGTTAAATCATCATCGCTTGCATAATGAGTATAATCATTATCCATAAAACGATCTAAATACTCACCATCTTGTACTGCTAATTCAATAGCCTCCGATTTAGTCATAACAGCTGCCATATTAACTTGTTTACCATTTACATCTACAGGAATAAAAAATGTTTTACCTGGAGCTATAGCATAATCTTGTAAAAATTCTTTTGACACGCTGTTTACTGCATCGCTAACACTATCCCCTCTTTCAATTCTTAATAAAGCTGCTCGATATAAAGTATCTTCAACAGCATTTTTATATGTAATAACATCCATTGAACCAGTTAATTGATTTTCAATTACTTGTTCCCATTTATCTATTTTGTCAGATATGTCTTTTCTAATTTTAGGTAGTGTTTGACCAGTTTTTAATTCTGGTTTAACCGCTGCTTCTAAATCTTTTGTTGAATGTGATTGTAAAATATCTTCATTAAGATTTTCGCTATTGGTACTCATAGCAATTTGAAAATAAGTAGGTAATTTTTCCATTGATAAATGTTGTATAATGCCTTGCATTTTATCTGTGCCATAAGTTTCGCTTAAACCAATTAACATTCCTTTTTTCTCTTGCCAAGTTTTACTAGGATCCGTAACTTGTTTAACAATTCCAGCAGCTTCAGCTTTAGTCATATAAAATCTTTTATCGTGTTGAATATCTAACTCTTCATATTTTTTATCTAACAATAAGTTTCTTTCTGCTATTAATAATTTTTTCTTTGATGCTACATACTCTTTATATTTAGGCGTTTCAAAGTCAGCGTCATCTGTTAAATTAATTTTTTCATTTAAGGTTGATATTTCTGTATCTATTTTTGCAACATAACCAGCAGCATCACCTTCTTTAATAGATTTAGTTCTTTCCGCTATAGCTGCTTGAATAATTTGATTAGCTTTTGTTTTGGCTTGAATTTCAGAGCCAGAGCCTTTTAATTGATATAATTTAATTTTTGCTAAATCTTTACTTTTAGATGTATGAACTTGTTGAATAGCCCCTCTAACATAATTATTGGTATCAACTGCTAATTTTATATTGTCATAAGATTCATAACCTTTAAAAGCTTTAAGATATTCTTTGGCATTAAACTGTGCGGGTTTACCGAGTTTAGCTCTTATAGTATCCTCGTCTATATTTTTAACCATCTTTTGTTGTGCAGCTAAAACTATTTTGGATTGTAATTTGATTTTAGTATTAGCATTTAGATTTTTATAAACACCATTATTAAAATTAGTTAAAGTTTGAATAGGATCTTTGGCTAAATGATTTTCTATTGTTAAAACATCAATGTTGTTTAGGGTATCAAATTGTAATTGTTTAAACTTATCACCAAATAAATCATAATTACTTTGTTTTGAAAAGAAAGCGTTTAAATCTTGTTGAGCCATTTTATATTCTTTAGAACCAACTTGAGCATTTGCAATTTTATAAGCAATACCATCTAGTTCTTGAACTTTTAATACTCGGCTTTCATTTCTAAAATTAACAAATGTATTATTTCTAATTGTGCCAGTATCTTGAATAAATCTTTTGTTCATATAATTTTTGAACATTGTTTTAGCCATATTACCTTTAAGCGTTGGTAAAGTTTTATCTAAAGTGGCTTGCCAATCAGCTTTATATCCAGCTAAGGCTTCATCTGGTTTTGTACTTTCTTTGTATTTATTTGCTTTTGTTGCTAACCCTTCTTTTCTAGTAAGAATAGCTCCGCTTGCTGGATGCTCTGTTATTTCATCTTTGTCGATATTTTTACTTGCTTCAATAACAGCGTTTTCAGCTTTTTGTTTTTCATACTTAATATAAAAATCTTCTCCAGCTTGGAACATCCCCTTCATTGCTCTTGGGATCATTGTCATTGTCTGTTGATCTACATACATTCCAGAAGTAGATTGTCTTTCCTTTACTTCTGTTGTTGGTCTTATTTTTGGTTGATATATTTTAATTGCCATAAACTCCTACCACATTCCCGCTGTTTTTGTTGATGTTGCTAAATTTAATAAGCTTTGACCCGCTGCATAGTAACTAGCTTTCTTAGCAACTTTACCACGCCATCTTTCCATAGAAGCCTCAGCTCTTTTGTTAATTGCATCGTTGTATTTTTGATCTCTTGCAACTTCAGCATTATACTTCATCATATCTCTATCTCGTTCCATATTTAATTCATTATCCATCATCACTTCTAAAACAGAACCAGAATAAGCAACACCAGAAGTTGCGTAATTTGTAATGATTTCACCTTCTAATCTTTCAGCATTTACATTAAATGCCGGTAAATCATAACCAGTATAAACTTTATAAGCTTGATCAGCTTCTTGCTCTTTTATTTTAGCATCACGATTTAATAAAGCTGCATTATAATTAGCTCCAGCTTGTGCGGCTTTACCCCCGTATATATCTCCAAAAAAACTCATTATTTAATTATCCTCGCAAATCTTATAAAATCTGATCCATCGGGACCATAATTTTTCATTAATCCTTCTTCTTTTAAACCTAACCACTTGGCAAATCTTAATGCCACATCGCAATTAGCTTTTACGGAAGTTTGTAATCTTTTTATTTTGTTGGCTTGTAAAATTATTTCAGTTCTTTGTTTAATGTGTTTAGCACAAAAAACTGGATATTTATAAATATCTTTTGTTGCTAAGACCCACCCCTCGGCAACGCCATCCCAGAGATGAAAGACACCCCCAGCCGCAATAGGTTTATTATTGACTAGACCTGTAAACGACATTCCAACTTCTTTTAAAAAATAAGCATATTTTCTATGCTCTGGTTTTAATTCTAGTAAATCGCTATTCAAACCTTGATTTAATATTTGTTCAGCGTGTTGATTTTCGAATGGAACAATAACTACATTAGACACTTTCTGTCTCCAATCTAGGATAAATTCCAAGTATCGTCATAGGTAAAGCTTGAGATTGTTGCACATAAACCAAGCCTTCTGTTCCGTAGTCTGTATCAAATTCAATAGATTTATCTCCTGTAAATAATGGGATAGGTAAATCCATAGGAGATCCACTTGCTCTAAAGTCTATTGAAGTTAAATTACCAGCATTGGGTCCAACACTTGCACCAACTGTATTTTGAAATCTAACGGATAAGTCATAAATTCTTTTTGTTTTTGTTTGTGTTGTTTCGGTATAACCTTCGTCTAATCTCATTGTTTGTAAATCAGATGTATATAATAAACCAACTTTAGCTTGTTCGGTAGCATTGGTTAATGTTATAGCTCCGCTTGAAACTGTTTTTGAATTTTGCGTTGATCCTTCTCCAATTATATCAACCACCTCTGCTTCTAAATGATCTAAACCAGAAAGGCTTGAAGTTAAATCTCCTGTGTAGCTTAATCCACTATCTAAATAATGAAATGCAGTTAAATCTTCATTAAAATCAAATGGAGTAAAATATTCAACATATCTTCTTACCGCTCCATTAATCCATCTTTTAACTATAACCCAAACTTGATCTTCATCTGCATCGCCATCAATGACAGCTACGCTTTCTACTTTAGCATGAGTTAAAATATTATCAGTTTGTTCTGATGTGTGAGCTGATGTTAAACTGACAACAGTTGCTAAAGTTTTGTTTGAATAAAGTTTAAATTGATTGTCGTCTATTTTTTCAATGTAATATTTTGTATTTTCAGACAAACCACCAATGGCAGTTCCTGTGTTGTCGTAATAAAATATATCACCTGTCGTAAAACCATGAGAAGCTGAATAAATAAAATTAGATGAGATATTTACACCTTGATAAATATATTGAGTTGTGTCTGAGCTAGGAGCTGAAGTAAAGGATATAGCAGTTCCGGCAGTAGCGTTAGATGCAGTTGTTGCTAATTTGATTGTGTTACTATCTGATGCGATAGCATAATATAATGTTGAATTATCTAGTCCGCCAATCGCATTACTAGCTGCATAATAATAAACTGGATCAGCTGTAGATAATCCGTGTGATGAAATCGTAATTGTGTTGTTTGTAGTATTTACATTTGAAGAATTAGATGTGAAAGAAATTTGTTGATGAATAATGTTTTTTGTAGTGTCTGATTTGCCACCTATAATGTGTCTGTGCCAGGCAACAACATTTTCTAATCTATTGTAAGTTAAACCAGATAATACCCCATCCGTTCTTGCTCCCCATACAACAGAGTAAGGCTCTTGTTGATAATCCATTTGAACTACTCCACTTTCTGTTATATGATCCGCCAAAATTGTTAAGTCTGGTGCAACATAACCATCTGTATCAAAGTTATAAGCAAGCTCTCTAACTTTCCTTTTAGCTCTTTGTAAAAAGATTGTAGCGTTTCCAATAGATAAAGCATCTACTCCGGCAGATCCATAGTTGGATTGTTTTCTAATATTAATATTAGTTGGAGTAATAGCATCTTGAGATGAACCAGAGCTTACAGCATATTCACCCCCTGTAGTCATACAAATTAAAGTTCTTGTGGCTTTTAAAGATTTAATGGCATTAACTTGGTTAGATGCAATGGTATAAATCATAGCATCATCAGCATTTGAGCCAGATGTCATGTTTTCATAATCTCCCGATTTAGAAAAAAACATAGTTTGAGGTTGATCGGTTGTTGCTGCAAATACTAATCGTTGTTCAAAGAATGACACACAAGCGGGATGACCCGTGGTATCTGAAAAAGAACCTAGTTGCCAAGTTGCAGTAGCATCGGTATTTGCAAAGGCTTTAGTAATCGTACAGACTACAACTGTTGTATTAGTTCTTGCTGTAATAACTGCCTCACCACTATTAAATTTTAAAATTCTTCCTACATCTGTTGTTTTCCAACCATCACCACCATTAATACCAACTATGGCGCTAGCTGTAAAATTAACACCTGTACCCGTTCCAGCGGATGCTGGGGTTATTGTGGTTGTTGTGGTGTTGGCATCCATATAGGGTCCGGTCTCTGCAAAATCGACTTCTGATAAAGTCCAAGAAGTATGACCCGTTCTTGAAAGTTTCATAACTTCGTGAGAGTTGTGGCAGATATACATAACATCTGCGGATTGTGCGAATTTTAAATCAAAGAGTTGAGCTGTCGTATATTCAGTTGTGATTTGATAAATTTTGTTTGCTATACCACCCGAAGAATAAGCTGTGTAACTAGATGAATTAATATCTGTACCATCAACATTTTGTAATTCAAAAGTATTAGTAGTTTTATCAGCAACTTTAAAAGTTTTACCATTAACTTCTGTCATACCAACAACTCCAGAAATATTTACAAAATCTCCATTGGAATAACCATGAGAGCTTGAGGTAACGACAGCTGGGTTAGCTTGAGTAATTCCAGTAATAGTTTTATTACCTTCTGTAATTTGACCATTGTCTTTAAAGAAACGAATATAGTTATTACCAAATTCTAATACATAAGTTTGTTCAGTTGAAAATGTGAATGGAATTAATCGTGTAGAATTTGCAGATGTTTTAACTTCAGAAACAAAATAAGTTCCTGGTCGTCTTGTTACGGGTCCATGAGGTAGTACAACAAAATTTTCAATATTGCTTGCTCCGTTAAAGTATTTAGCGAAGTCTGTACGACCCTCCATAGATGATGAAAGCTCACCAGCGGTAAAGCTAGGTATGCTTAAAAGTTGTTTAGGCATATTAGTATCTACTGTTTATAAAATCTTCTGTTATGATTTGATCTGTTGGACCATTGTTAGGATCCGTATTGTAACCTTCTGAAGCATCTGCGTGTCTTGCTTCAGATAATTTTGCTTGATATTTTTCTGTCATCAGTTTTGCAACTTGCAAATTAGATGTTATGGCATAAGCTATATCTTGAGCTAAACCAGCAGAGATAGTTTCTCTTAATAAAATATCTAATTGGTTTACATCTGATTCCATAGCTAAATAAATTAAATAAACTTCACTTTCGTTTATTAATAATTTTCTTCCTTCAATTTTGTAATCTGAATTATAATCTTTAACTTGTAAAACCCGTATGCAATCTGAGGGTAAAGTATATTGATAAGTAAAACCCCAAGCTGGCGTATCGCTATCTTGTGCTAATTGAACTCTTTTAATAAGACAGTTCCAAGGATGAGATCTGTAAACTGCATCTCTAACTGTTTCATATCTTTCATTACATATTCTAGCATTCTTTGAATTTTCAGTAAGAGCTGTAATAGAACTTGCTCCTAATTGATTTAATGCTGAATTACATATTTGAACAACGCTTGCCATTTTATTCCTTTAAAATTTTGTTTGGATTATAGGCGAGTTAAGTCTCCCGCTCCCGCCTATAAAATTATTGCCTAGTTAACAACATAGTGAATGTTGAAAGACATATCGCCTTCAGTTCCACCCGCAGCAGCCATAGTAGCCGCTATGTAGTAGAAACCTCCAGGGTCAGATGACGCTCCAGCCATTTCCCACATTTGTTTTCCAGCAGTATTGATGTCAGCAGCTTCGTGTCTTACATCAGCCATTGCAGCAGCATCAGCCACCGCAGTTGCGAAGTAATCTTCATCGACTACTGTACCATTTGATTGATAAATTCCAACATTGAAAGTACATGAACCGCCAAATGTATCTGATCCGATCCAAATTTGTGGAACGACAGCATTACTTGGTATAGGTGCAAGCATAACAACATCATCATCA